ATAAGAGATTGGTACATTTTTCGAACAAATGTACGAATAGTTTGCTTCGGGGATGATAAAGTGGAGTCAGTCTCTGACAAATACTTTGGCATTTATAATTTTAATAATTGTAAACGAGTATTAGAAGAGATAGGACACGTTATAACCCCCGGAGGAAAAACTGGAGATTCGAATGTCAATTCGATTGAAGATTTGGAATTTTTGAAGCGTAAGTTTCGATATTCTGGTAGATGGTGTTACGCACCGTTGAAGAAGTCATCAATCGAATCGTCATTCGTTTGGACCCAGATACCACCATCTGAATTGGAAATGTGGTATGGCTTAGTGGCTGAGAATTTATATGAGGCAGTCTTACATGGAGAAGAATATTACAATGAAGTAGTTAGTAAACTCCGTAAAGGGACTTCCAAAATGTTAAACCAGCACCTAATGCCATTGTACAACAGAAGGTTCAAGGATGTGGAAAGAGCGTATGAACGTAGATACGTAACAGGAGACTACGGTATACGCGATTATGAGTGCTACGAATGAAACCGAATTTGGTGAGTATGTTTTCAATAACGACCTCACTACATTCGAAGCTTTATCTAGACTAGACGTAACCCATTTAGGTGGTAGAGTCGAAGATATAGGTAGAGAATTAGCACAAACAAGAAGCGAATTAAATGATATTTCGATAACAGTTGATTCTATAATAGCGAGAGCTAACACAGATAGATTTAGGATAGATGAATTGGAATCAGACACTGAAGCTCTTAGAGCAACAGTGACCTCATTACAAGAATCAGTAACTACAACTATCGAGTTAGCTAACGAAGCGGCTAGAATAGCTAATACCGCTCAGGCCGCAGCTAATAGCGCGCAACAAGCAGCTAGTGCGGCACGAGTGATCGCAGGAGACGCGCAACAGATAGCTATTACGGCGAGAACAACAGCTAATGAAGCTCAAGATTCAGCTGCAGCTGCGCAACAAACAGCGAGTGTTGCGCAGCAAGCAGCTAGCGCGGCAGTGACAGCGGCTAGTACCGCTCAGAACACGGCTATCGAAGCGAACCAGAGAGCTGGTGCAGCACTTTCGACAGCCAATCAAGCAGGAATACTCGCTATTGACGCCGACACGAAGGCTACCCGTGCGGAAACTTTCATCGACGTTTGGCGAGATTCTATACAGCGTATATTTTGTTTACAAGGTATGACGATATATGGCGTGGGACCATCGGCTGGACTTAATAGATATTTTCAGATTAGTTTACCTGATGAGGAACCCGGAGTGCAATGGAGGACGATTTGGTACGATAACCCGAGGGTAATCGTGGACGGAAATGTCTCGACGATTGATACTGGAGTGAGGATTTCACCTCCGGATATTTTACCAGGACAAGAGGATTGGCCAGTGACTAGTATTCGTACTGGACGATGGTATATCCGATTTCGAAGAGGGAGCGTTGAAACTATCGGCTTCTATTTTGATATATATGACTTTAAATGAGTAAACAAACAAATGGAAAGAAAACAACAGCGCGGCGACCCGCGCGTTCATCAGCTGGCAAGCGATTGCCAGAACAAAATATACGAGTATCTAATATGCCAGGTCATATTAGAGTATTCATGCCATCGTTACCGAAAGGGAAAGATAAAGACGAATGGGATGCGATAGAAGAAGGAAATGTTATATCAGAAGTAGGTTTTGTGGAAGCATTTGACCTGCCAATGGTTGGGGAACCAATATTGGCATTTCCTCTGAGAGAGAGACCTAAACCAAAGGTCTTACCAACTTTTACATTCGGTGAGATAGACTTGGGTTATGCGTATTCAGCGTTTCAACCACAGTTAGTCTCATTGCCTATTGTAGGGAGTAGAATAACTTTGGATCCGGTGTTAACCGTAGACCAAGTTAGATTGATTCAGAGTTACGACTATATTCGAGCGGAAGTTATGTGGGTAGTATTCATACCGTCACCTTTAGGGGTGGCCATGGTGCTGAACGCATATTCGCCTGAATTAGATGCAACTACGAAGACGAGAGGCGTTAGATGGAAGCCAAATGCTTGCACCGCTATTGCATTTCACAATAGTTGGAGCAATGATTTGGCTTTCGTCAACCGCCAAACAGGACGGTTAGGTCAGTCGGGTTTATCTATTGTTCTTGAGACAATGGAGGATAATACTACTGACTCAGTTAATACACCATTAAGAGCGACAGTTTACTGCGCAGTGTATAATATACGAGGAGTAGTTATCAACCATTCAGAAGCTGATTGGATACCTACAAATGTGCCGGGATTGAATTTCATGCCCCAAACGACACCGACACCACAGAATGTCTGACGTAGGAATTACGGAAGTACAAGCTGAGGGAGTTTCTACCCTCTCCGTTGAGAAGGTAGCTAACATTGAAAGTGTCGATTTGACGCCTCTGAAGGATAAACCGGTTGCTAAGCAGGCCCGACCAGCTCCAGGAAAAGCAACAACTAAGAAAAACGCGACTGGCGCAACTAATGCAAGGTTTTGGCCCGTAACGCGAATAACAGTGGGGGGAGAAGCAACTACTACTTGGTCAACAATTAGTATCAACCCCTATACTTTCACCGCTCGCGGTGAGAGTTTCAATCTAGCTTGGAAACGTAACCTTTGGCAAGGAGGTAACAATTCCATGGGATATTTAACGTCCCTACAGCTACAGGCAGTTATCTCGAGACCTCCCCAGGTATCGGGAATGATTGAATTTAAAGATAGTCAGCGTGGAGCGAGCACTCGTTACCACGTTGAATTTGGGGGCAGATTGGATTTTCCAACGATGACGGAAGTCATCGCTTTTCCAGTCCGTCCCAGACATTGGAACACACCGGTCGTAAGAACTAATGAAGCTAATGTTGTTATCAGATATAGAGCGATAGCATTCAACAGAACAGCTGATATTGCAGACGTTAACGTCTCAATAAATGCACGACCAGGGACAGCAACGTTCCATACGCCAATTAAACCGAAGCCCAGAGCAACGGGAGCTTTTGAGGGATTGGCAAGAGAATTGGATGTCGTATATGAACAAAGCGACACTCCAATGGAGTCAGAGGATTATATAGCCCCAGAAGCCGGCGACGAGCTGGAAGAAGGAGCTATAGATACCTACCATCAAGAAGACGATGTTGATCAGGACGACTATTGGATACGGGTGTATGAGGGCAACATAACCCCTAACGAAGTAACAGCAGTTCCACTGAATCTATCAGTTTTACAAGATATATCAACAATTTCGGACGAATCTACGATTTCTCAGAAATTTGAACGGTTTGCACATATCATGCCGGAAGACAGCGGCGGCGAATTGGGTCCAACTATAGGGGATTATGTTATCCATACTAGGTTACCTACAGGAGTCGCCGCTTCTTTAGCGCATGTTTGCGTGCCCGATGATATCAGTGATGAGGCAGCTTTGAGGGTACTCGGAATAGCGAGTATTTTAGATTTGGCAACCTCAGCACTGGCATCAGTGGGCGGACCGCTCATATCTGGAATCGTGCAAACGGTTCCGAATTTGTTAGGCGGGTTAACAGGTGGTTTACTAGGCGGTAAACCAGCTGATAACTCGAGTACAGATACAGCTTCACCGAGCACAATTGGAGGTAAAATACCAATTGCTAGGTTTTTGCAGTTTCTGAAACCGGTGGCCGAAAACTTGACAGCAGATCCAAGTTTCGGCACATTGCTACTTAGTATATTCGATTTACTAAGTAATGACAGTTCAAGAGTCATCACATCTATACCAATCTCAGTATTGGTGCGGATGAGAGGACGGACAGAACGAAGTGTGTTTGATCGATCAATAACACCAATGAGCTCGATCCCCAATAGGTTAATTATACCTAGGGATCGTTGGGCTTATATAGTGGAAGAGTTCGGACAAACAAAGCTCACCAACCAGGTGGGAACACGGCAGAATTTGAATTTCAAGAAGTTCATGGGTTGTGTAGTCAATTGTAAGGTTAACCACCTTTATTTAGACGACATAACCGGTTATGAATTGACTGAGACAGAAGATGCTGCCGTCCAGTCGCTAATCGAGGGACAGAGTAGAGTGCCACTCACTCTGTCATCGCTCGTTAGCGCGCTTAAAAGATAACGTGGTGTAATTTGGCCAAGGGATGAAATTGACAGCCCAAGGAAGTATGACGTTTATAACACCGCTTGAAGAGGAGTAATGAAGTTTTTAGCAATCTAAAAACATATTAATCCATATGCGTTTCTTTTAGGGAGGCGCACAACGGATTTTTATGTTTTTAAATTGAGTTTTCTTTATGAAAAATCTGACCGCTGGCGAACTAGCGGACGTGATCTTTTGTATGAATAAAATTTGGATAGGGAAAAAAAAAAAAAAAA